GTTCGCAACGCGTGTCGTCGCAGCCGCACGCCCCGTCGGCTTGTATCGGCCATAACGGGAACACGCGCCAGCCATGTTCCAGGTAGTCGTCAAGCATCAATCCTCCTCGCGAGCGTTTTCCGGGTGCCAGTCCTGCATCGTCACCGCGCCCTCGGTCATGTTTTCGATAAGCATGATGGCGCGTGCGTTGGGGATGGTGATGTGCCTTATCCACCGCCAGGCGGTTGTTTCATGCACGTCCAGCCATCGCGCTATATCTCGGTAGTCCGCCTCTACCGACGCCGCCCACTCGTTTAGCGTCATGCCTTGCTCCCCGATTGCTGCTGTAAGTGTGGCGACTATCCTACACAGAGGGGTTGCACAAGTGCAAAGGGCTATGTAGTGTCGGCACTGCAATACACGACACGAGGACTAAAGCTGATGAGTGTCTTAGATTCCGCCGGCAAGCCCGGCCAACGACCGGCGATCATCACCATCCTAGGCGATGCAGGCATGGGCAAAACGACCCTGGCGGCGACGTTCCCCAAGCCCGTTGTCATCCGCGCCGAGGACGGCGTACAGGGCGTCCCGTCAAACATGACGCCGGACTCACTGCCGCCGCTCAATAGCGTCGACGACCTGTGGGAGCAGCTAACCGCGCTGTGCCGCGAGGAACACGGCTACAAAACCGTCGTGATCGACTCGGTGACACAACTTGAGCAGATGTTTATTCAGCATGTGGTGGATAACGACCCAAAGAAGCCCCGCAGCATTAATCAGGCGCTCGGTGGCTACGGCGCTGGCGTCCAGGCCGTCGCGGCGATGCACCAGCGTGTTCGCAAGGCCGCCGGTGCATTAGTCGATGCAGGCATCCATGTGGTGTTCGTTGCGCACGCCGACACCACTACGGTTGAGCCGCCTGACGGTGACCCCTATACGCGCTACGACCTGCGCCTTGGTAAGCGCAGCGTTGCCCCGTATACGGATAACGTCGACGCCGTGGCCTACCTGCGGCTCCAAACCTATACCCACGGCGAGGAGGGCCAGCGCAAGAAGGCCATCAGCGACGGCACGCGGGTATTGGTGACGTATGCAACACCCTCGAACATCAGCAAGAACCGTTACGGCATCAGCGGCGACCTGCCGGTTGAGTGCGGGACGAACCCCCTGGTGCCGTATATTCCAAGCCTTAACCACGAGGAGAAGTGAAATGACAAAACAAGTTCACACCAACCGCCAGGTTTTCGGAAAGGCAGTAATGCTTATAGCAAAAGGTGAATACGATCCCAACTACAAGACAAAAGCTCAATGCTCAAGAGAACTCACGGAGCTCTTCGGAAGTTATGTCGCCCCTGACGCAATAGACGATATATGTGGTTCGGCAGGCATTGAGCGTGTATCCGCATCGCGACGCGGAAGCTCGAAAAGAGACAGAGCAAGGGAATTGGCATACGCCATCATAGCGACGTTGGAAGCCAACTTGGACAACCCATATATCGACGAGCGCCTTTACAAAATTGCGCACGGAAAACGCGACGACGAGGAGGGATAACCAATGAGTTTCTGGAACACCAGCGACAACCAAAGCGCCGCGCAAACCGGCGGCGACTTCGACATGGGCGGTGGCTCGATGGAGCCGATCCCCGCCAACACGCGGCTCAAGGCGATGATTGACGACGCCAAATGGGATCAGATGGGCGACGATCCGTCGTTTATCTCGCTGCGTTGGACGGTGCTGGAGCCCGAGTCATACAAGAACCGCAAGGTCTTCCAAAAAGTCCGGGTGCAGGACGCCAAGCCCGAAAAGGCGGACAAGGCGAAACGGATGCTCGCCGCTATTGACGCCAACGCCGGCGGGCAGCTTGCGGCTAAGTCGGAAGCGCCCACGGATGTGGACCTGGCGTCGGCGCTCATGAACAAGCCCATGCTGATCGAGGTTCAGGTCTGGGAGCTCACGGGCGATGACGGGCAGACCCGATCCGGTAATTGGGTCAGTCGGGTGTCGGGTAGCGGGCAGGCTAAAGAATCCGAGCCCGAGAACTACGATCAGTCGATCCCGTTCTAACGACAGCGAACCGATACGCGCCAGGGAGGGCGCCAACACGAGGAGACAATCTGATGGCAACCCCCAAGCAAGGTTACTGGCTTGACGGTAAGCGCATCCCGTCGGTCACGACTGTTTTAAGCAACATCAAGATAGGTGGCATCGAGCCGCTACTCTCATGGGCCAATCGTTGCGGCCAAGACGGCATCCATCATCGCGAGGCCGCAAGCAAGGCAGCGGACGCGGGCACGTGCGCTCACGATATGATCGAGTGCGACGTGCGCGGCATTGAGTTCGACCCGTCGCCGTATGAGTACGAGGCCCTAGATACGGCGCTTCCGTGCTATCACGCGTTCCAGGAATGGCGAGCGCAAAGCAACCTCCAATTGATCCAGTCCGAAGTGTCGTTGGTTTCCGAGAAGTACGGCTACGGCGGCACGTTTGACGCTTTGAGCATTAACGGCAAGCGCTCGGTAGGCGATTGGAAAACCGCAAAGGGGGTCTATCCCGACAACCTGATCCAGTTGGCGGCGTATCGCCAGTTGTGGGAGGAAAATTACCCGGACTACCCCATCGAAGGCGGGCTATACATCCTGCGGATCAGCAAGCAAGCCGAGGCCGGCGACCCGGTTCACTTCGCACATCATTGGTGGAGCGATTTAGACATCGCCTGGCAAGCGTTTGAGCATATGCTTGAGCTTCACCGCCTGCAAAAGCGCGTTAAGGCGCTATGTTAAGGCACTACCAGCAACGCTCAGTGGAAGCAATCATGGCTTGGGTCCGCAAATGCGTGGACCCAGCGCTCATCGAAGCTGCAACCGGTGCCGGGAAGTCTCACGTCATAGCCGAAGTGGCGAGCCAGATACAATCGCTTTCGGGCAAGTCGGTGCTGTGTCTCGCGCCCAGCGCTGAGCTCGTGCATCAAAACCGTGCCAAGTATCTCGCCACTGGCAACCCGGCAAGCATCTACAGTGCGTCGGCGGGCAAGAAGTGCCTAAAGCACCCGGTGGTGTTTGCCACGCCTGGCACCGCCGGTAAAGCAACCGGCAGGCTCGGCGCATCGTGCGCGGCGGTAGTGGTAGATGAAGCGCACCATATCACCAATACTGTGCGGCGCATCATCAGCGAGCTACGCGAGGCCAACCCGAACCTGCGCGTGATCGGCCTGACGGCGACACCGTACCGATTGGACTCGGGCTATATATTCCAGGCATGGCCCGACGGCGCGAGTGTTGAACAGGCCAACGAGCCATACTTCGCGCGCTTGGTGGACCGCATAACCGCGCACGAGCTCATTGAGCAGGGGTATCTGACGCCGCCCCGTATTGGCGACACTGACGAGGCCTACGACACCAGCGCGCTGGAGCTAAGCAAGACCGGCGCGTTTACGGCGGCAAGCCAGGAACGGGCCTATGAGGGCCAAGGGCGCAAGACAAGCCGCATCGTGGCGGATATAGTCGAGCGAAGCCGTGACCGACAAGGCGTGCTGATATTCGCCGCCACGCGGCAACACGCGCATGAGGTATTGGAGTCTCTGCCGCCGGATCGTAGCGCGTTAATCGACGGCACGACGCGCAATCGGCGCCAGTTGCTCGATCAATTCCAGCGCGGGCACATCAAGTACCTCGTCAATGTCCAGGTGCTCACCACCGGGTTCGATGCTGAGCATATCGACGTAATTGCCATGCTCCGGCACACCGAGTCGGCGGGATTGATGCAACAGATGATTGGGCGCGGGCTGCGTATCCATCGTGACAAGTCTGATTGCTTAGTCCTCGACTACGCCGACAACATTACCACGCATACCCCTGACGGCGATTTGTTCAATCCAAACATCGAGGCCCCGTATCGCTCAGGTTTCGGCGAACCAATTAAAGCACAGTGCGAGCGATGCGGATACGTCAATCAGTTTACCGCTCGCAAAAACCCGGACGGATATGACATCAACGCAAACGGGTACTTCGTCGACCTTGATGGCGCTCCTGTTGAGTCAGACTATGGTGGCGCCATGCCAGCACACTATGGACGCCGATGCCTGGGCACTATGATTGTCGGCGGGCGCCAAGAGCGTTGTACTTACCGCTGGACTTGTCGTATATGCCCCAAATGCGACGCAGAAAACGACATTGCCGCCCGCTACTGCGAGGCGTGCGGGTCCGAGCTCGTGGACCCAAACGAAAAGCTGCGGCTCGACTTCGCGCGGTTTAAAGCCGACCCCTACCAAACGCAGACCGATGAGGTGCTGGCCTGGCAGGTGCGCGATACCCTGAGTAAGTCGGGCAACCCCATGTATAAGGTCAGCTATACCACGCCGTATCGCACGGTGGTGGCGTTTTACCTGTACGCGCACAG